CACCACCGCCACCACCAGCACCTTCTTTAATCTTGTTATCATCAGTGCTTACCCAGTTACCAGAACCAGCAGGAGACTCTACACCACCTGTGTCGCCATTACGAGGGTCGCCTCTGCTGTCTATTCCTTTCTTTGCGTTATCTACATGATATTTCTCACGTGCGGCATTGACCATTTGTTTAGGGGTTAAATCAGCGTTATCAGGATTATTTAAAATTTCTAAATAGTTATCTTTTACCGCAGTATTCATTCCGTACTGTGTTTGGTTCCAAAGGGCTTTACCAGCACTAAACAACTGTCCTGCTATTACACTTGTTGGGCCACCTGCCATAGTATAAGCATTAGGGCCTTTCATAGCTTCATAAGTTCCTGAGGGGTAGAAAGCTCCATTACCGCTACCTTCTTGTTTAGGTTGTTTTTTCCCTATATTGGTAGTTTTTAGTGTAGTCTGTCCTTTCTCAGAATATCCATCATCTCTACGTGCCATATTTTTATTCCTCTAAGGCTTTATAGGCCAGTTAATTGCTGTTGGAAAATCGGCCTGTGTTGTTAGGTTACGCAAAAGAGTCCTGTACGCTGTCATTGCAATAGTCATAGTTACGTCAGAGTTTCCTGTCCAATCGGTAACTGCAAGTAGACCATTACGCTTCTCACGCACTGCTGCTGCCACTTTAGCCAATTCACTTGCTGTGTATGCAGCTTCATGCTCTGCTTTGGTAGTTGTCACACCATCATCTGTCGTGTCTGCAAACGTGTCTACTACTGCCCAACCTTCTACCCAGTTGTTGTTAGCATCTTGTACTGGAGCAACAGAGTCAACCCTTTGCAATGCAGTACATGACGGCTGTGGTGAAGCTAGAACGGGGTCAATGTTTAGGTGAGTACAAACGTCTGCGTCCCAAACTCTTGGAAATGACGTATTGCTATTAGCTCTGCGAATCTCGCCCTGAGTGCTTACGGCTGCTGTGGTTTTATTTCTGTAATTCATAGTTGATTGTCCTATGCGATTGCGTAAAATACATATGTCGCTGACGACACATTGATGTTAGTTGCTGAGACTTGATTGACAATAAATCCAGCGTTTGCAGGGTCTATTGAGTCGTCATTAGTTACTTGTGCTGCTGTAGTGTTTAAAGATAAGTGTGGGTCGTTACCTGCGACAATTCCACGAACTGAGTCCCACACATACCAATCCCCTGCTGCATTAGTACGTTTAATTAAAATAAACCTAGCACCTGCTGAAAACCCACAGTTAATTGTCTGGCTAGAGCCGTTGCCAGTGTAGCTACCAACCTTAGAGATACCAGCTAGGGTGGCGAAGAGATAGGCAATGTATGTTTTGCCTGAACCATTCATTGCGTTACCAGTTGATACTGTAAAATTAGAACCTGTTGGGGCTACATAGTTAGTTCCATTTCCCCAATAATGCTGTACGCCTCCTTCTGCTGCACCATTTTCATTTAAAGTTAATCGTCCTGTGTTGGAATAAATTATAGACGGCACTAACACATTCCAGTTTTCTGCTGCTGTCCTACTCTTCACCCAAATCATTTCTGGAGCAACACCAAGCGAATGCGGTATGGCCCTATTAGTAGTTGAGTTGCCAGAATAAGCAACTACATCCATATAGCCTTTTGCACGTTTCCACATCCATGAATAAACAGCAGCATTAGCACTTGCTTGTTTACTCCATCCGTCCATAAAGTCCCATGTGTTGTTAGCATTAGTAGTCTCGGCAGCCGCTGTTGAGGATAACATTCTACGTGTCCCAACCATACGTGCGCCTATGCTCATACCATCTGAGACATTAACATTACGTTTCATAGCCATATCAACAGGAAAAGAAGAGTTATGTTGTGGTATTGTAGAATCTGCTGCTGCTATAGCAAACACATTAGTAGCCGCTTCTGGCTCAACCATGTTTTCTGCTCTTATAGCCATAAAAATATAATTCCTAGAGCCAGCCAAAGCGTTGAAATGGCTTATAAAACCAGTGGGAGTAACCTCAAGATATTGAGTAGCTGTTTCCTCAACCAGAGCATCATTTGGTGCTAAAATGCTATCGTTACCACTCGTAACTATTCCCCTCATTGTGTCAAATATATACCATGACATATTGTTTGATGAGGATTTTATTAAAACAAATTGTGGCTCCCACCCTAAATTTATGGCTTGGTTTGCAGATGAACTAGTAAAGCTACCACACTTAATCATTTGTTCTTCTGCATCTTCAGAAGAGTTATCAGCAAACAGGTAGGCAACGTATGTTGCTCCGTTGGCGTTAATGCCACTGTTGTTACCAACTGTGAACTCAGTACTAGAAGGCGCAGTAGTGAAATAGTTGTTAGAAGCCTGTTCTGACACTGTAGTGTTAAGGACTAAGTAGTTAGAGGTGGTATTAGTTAATGACCTATGCCACACATACCAACTAGCGTCTGATACCCCTGATGTGGTTCTCGCCTTGACAAGCATCATACCCACAGCCCCATCTAAACTATGCGCTATCTTACGATTTGTAGCACCATTTCCAGTGTACGTTACAATATCAAAGAACTTTTCTTTCTTACGAAATGTCCATGAGGCGTAGTCTTCACTAGCTACGTTAAGCGTACCTGCTCCACCATTAATGGTAAAACCATCTGAGTTAAAACCCCACCCGTAAGTAAAATTATCAGCACCTGTGGTGTTTGAAGATAACGCATTATACCCATCTGATGCGCTTCTCTCTGTGTCAAGTATTTGATGACTGTATGAACCATTTGTCCTGCGCTTAACCCAAGTCATGCCCCCTTCACCAGCAAGGTCTATACCATTATTGATAGAGCGAGTAGAACCAGTACCCGTATACAAATAAGTACTAAACACATCTGCCACATCAGTCGCACCACCGCTTGGGCTAGTACCTAACAACTTCTTTTCAATAGTCATAATTTATCCCATTGCCTGTCCAGCGACAATTCCGTACCAGATAGTGCCACCATCTATAGTTGTGAACGTAAGTATGTCGATTCCTGACGCTGTTAGCGTAGGGGCTGTTGCTGCTGCCCAATCCACAGCAGAGGGCCACGTAATTGTGTATGCTCCACCATTAGTTAGTATTAAGGTAAAACTACCAGCAGAGCCAGAAGCAGGTGGGTTGCTAAATGTAACTGTTACTGACCCAGAGCAAGTCTTTGTAAAAACATTACCTAATGTTAGGTTTACATCATTAGCACCCATAGCTACCTTGGTTTCTGCGTAGTCCTTTAGCACTGGACGCTGTACAATCTGGTCAGCCATATTGACTAATCCAGACATAGTGCCACCACTTTTAGGTAATGCGTTAGTAGCCAAAACACCATCAGCAGCTACGTCTCTACCATCTATAGTAGAATTTGTAGTCACGGCACCGCTAAATGCTCCACCACCCTTAGGCATAGCATTGGTTGCTAAAACACCATCAGCAGCAACATCACGACCATCTATGGTAGAGTTTGTAGTTACAGCACCGCTAAATGCACCTCCACCCTTAGGCATAGCATTAGTAGCTAGGACACCATCAGCAGCTACATCCCTACCATCTATAGTAGAATTGGTAGTCACAGCACCGCTAAAGGCTCCACCAGACTTAGGCATAGCATTAGTAGCTAAGACACCATCGGCAGCTACGTCCCTACCATCAAAGGTTGAGTTAGTAGTAACGGCTCCTGTAAAGGCTCCACCACTCTTAAGCATAGCACCAGCACTAGCAGCCGTAGCAGCAGCATTAGCAAAAGCTGTAGTAGCTATTTGTGTAGTATTAGTTCCTGCGTTAGCTGTTGGAGCAGCAGGTACACCTGTAAACGTAGGCGCAGCTATATTAGCTTTAGTAGCGGAAGCTACTTGTAGGGCGTCAAACTCAACATTAAACTCAGTACCTTTAATAGTCTTAAGTGGGTTGCCTGAGGCTAACGCATCTTTTGATGCAAAGTTTGTAGTTTTAACATAATTAGACATTTATAGTACCTTACCTTGTTTAGCATAAATTGTTAGCCTTTGTAGACTCATGGCAGAACCATTTATAGGAGCGTTAAAGCCAATTTGTAGAATGTTTCCTGACCCTTGTGCTGGTGATGCTTGGTCATTTACTAAGATACCGCCACTATACTCAATAAGATTAAATTCAGATATGTTATACTCAGCTACAGCACCAGCGTCTAAAGTAAAAGTTTCTGAAAATACTGCTGGCTGATATTCATAACCTACCTGTAGTGAAAATGTCTGACCTGATATACCTACAGTAGTGGCAGATACTTTCTTTATTATTTTGTTTATATCAGATAGTCCTAGATCAAAATAATTACTAGCATAAGACATTACATATGGCTGTCCATTGTCTCTGTGTTCTGTGTAAGTAGCTATTCCATCTATCTCTGCGTAGAATAAACTAGACCCTACAGTAAGATAACCTTTAGGAGGAACGGCTGTCCAAAGTGTAGCCCTAAAAGACCCATCTTGTAAAGGTGCTCTTGTATCAAAACAAAAGGTTTGAAATAAAGTAGGAAAAGATATTAAGTAAAAAGAGTTAGAAGGTGAGTAAACAGATTTAATCTTATCTATATTTTCAAAAGATAATGCTTGTATAATATCGTCACTTACATTTTTAGATATGTCCCTTAGAGGCTGAGATTTCTCTTGTATGGTACGACTTAAGGAACGTACACCTGAGGTACTTAAAAACAATATGTCCTCACCAGTGCTCTGTACGGAGTCTCTAGCCACACATCCGACACCTTCTATAACCTCTACAAGTGTTAAACTTGTTGTAGTCATTCCTGTTTGAAAGTTATCACCATCACTGTAGACTATAATGTTATTCTTACAGAATATAATTAAGAATCCGTTATGAGCACCTAAAGCTACTATCTCGTCCATTCCCTGCGTCAATACGCTAGATATGTCAAGAGAGCCAGCAGTTCCCGTACTCCAATCAGTACCATCAAGTACATCACTAAAGTACACTGTAGTCTTGTTAGTAGGTGTATCGGCTGTCCATAAACGACCATAAGCAGCTAATACTGTGTTGGCTTTTTGTGATCCTGAGGTAGTTCCTGTGTGTACAGATATAGATTCAAAGGTGTTAGTGCCAGTAAATACTAAAGGCAAATAACCTCTTTGAAAGAAATAATGGTGGTCATTTAATGTAGCAGCTTGCCAGTTACCATCTAATATAGTGTCGTTAGTAGTAGGGGTAACAACAACAAGGTCTGTAGTGCCTTTGTAAAATTTAGTATTACTCCAGTTTAATCGGGTGCTTGTGCCTGTAATGTCTACAAAGTTTGACATTCCCTCTAAACCAATATCAGTATTGGCTCCTGTTGAACCTCCTACAGCCGTGGTCAGTGTTTTCCAACCTTTACGTGCGCTTAAACGTCCTTGCTTATCAATAACAGAGTTATCCGCTAAAAGTGCAAATCCTTCTTGTAGTGTAACACCTGATTCTTGGGTGTTAAGCCCGTAAAACGCTGGTGCAGATATTGCTGCGGATATTATAGGTTTAGCCATTTATGAGGCCTCCCACACTAGAGAATTGGGGTCTTTACCTGCATCTAGTGATATTGCATCTGTTAAGTATGCTGCGGCAAGAGCCTTAGCTGATACAGAAGTAACACCTCCATCTTCCCCACGTTCTTCCACAGCCATTGCGTATGCTAAAGCTTGTATAGGTAAGAAGGGAACTTTAATAGAAGCACTGTCTGCCAATACATCAGGTGAGCGTAATAATGCTTTAATCTTTATAGAGTAAACAGCATCAGGTATAGGATATAGTTTAATTTTTGTATTACCAGAACTATCTAAACCATCAAAGGTATAGTTAGTAGGAGTGGCTACAGGAGGTGTCCCGTTAAGGAACTTATCATCAAACCATAAGGGATTCTTATAAGATAGGAACCCGTTGCTAGTATCATTAATTACAGCAAGAACTGTACTCTTGTCGCCTGATCCTGTTATTGTGTATACGTCTGTATTAGCTTGAGTAGCCACTGTAAACGTATGGCGTAGGTTTGACCACGACCATGAGCTTTCTACGTACTCAATAGCGTCCTGAACAAAAATACCTATGAGTTTAGAGTAGCTGTTGTCTGCAATGGTAACAATCTCTTTCTCTCGCAGACGTATTAAAATATTGTTTACTAATTCTTTATATGTTTTCATGTGGCTCTACCATTTAATTTCTCTACTGTCCTGAGTCCTGCTAGTCCAAGCATTGCTAACGTAAGTTCAAGCATTGCGTCTAAAGGTAACTCAGGGCTACCTAGCTCTGGTGCTAACCATTGCAACACAGGGTTAATAACAAAGGCAAACAAGAAACCCATACCGCAAACCCACATGAGAAATGGACGGGC